AAAGACCCGCCGGTGGTCAACGACAGGGAGCAGACGGAATGCGGGAGAACCGTGGAATACATTGTTCGCAGGCTGACACCCACCGAGTGCGCAAGGCTGCAGGGATTCCCTGACTGGTGGTGCGCCGGATTGGAAACCCCGGAACCCACTGTGAACGAGCTTGCTTTCTGGCGGGAGGTGTTTGAAACCCATCGGAAGATCATGGGGACATCTTCCAAGCCGAAGACGGATAAGCAGCTTATGAAATGGCTGCAAAATCCCCATTCCGATTCTGCGGAGTACAAGATGTGGGGCAACGGCGTGGCCCTGCCCAATGTTTACTTTGTCCTTTCCGGCATTGTGTACTACGCACAATTCCCGGACTTTTTATTGTGAGGTATTCTACAGCGGATTCACTTGCTATTTCTGCCGCTTAGAGTGATTAATGTAGTACCGAAAAACAAAGGAGGTACACAACATGAGAATTGAATTTCACAGAACCGGGGCTGAGCGGAAAGAACTGGTAAACGCCCTGGGAGAAATCTTGGGGATAAGGCCCAAGTACAAAGGAATGCCAAGCGCAGCTTATGAAATCGGCACATTTACGGTAACTAAGGACGGTGTCCTGGAATATGACGACAGCTTTCCGGATGATGAGATGGAGAACCTTTTGGAACGGCTGGCGGACAGAGGGATTGCCGCAGCGCCTCCAGAAATGGCGCAGGCTTGGCTCGAGCCGCAGGAGGCGAACGTGGGGCTTACGGTGGAAATCCCTCTCGACAAAGTAAAGGTAGGCAATCTCACGGGCATTCTGGACGCCAAAGGGCATCTGATCAAAAAAGCCCTCGGCATTGCCTCCACACCGATTGAGGTCACGGAGGAGACGGTGTCCTTCCCCTGGTTTTCTGAACTGCCGGAACCGGATGCAGCACAGGCTTATACCCATCTGATCTCCGCACTCTGCGAGATGAGCGTGAACCAGAAACGGATCACCGCAAAGGAAAAAGAGGTGGAGAATGAGAAGTACGCATTCCGCTGCTTCCTCCTGCGGCTTGGGTTTATCGGGGCGGAGTATAAGGCAGACCGGAAAATCCTGCTGAAGAACCTCACGGGCTCATCTGCTTTTAAGAATGGGGGTGCAGACCATGCACTTTCCGAGTAGAGAGATTGTGGAGAGCGTCCGCAGGGAGTACCCTGCCGGCACACGGGTGGAACTGGTACGGATGGATGATCTGCAGGCGCCGCCCATCGGCACCAAAGGCACGGTCCGAGGTGTGGATGATACCGCATCGCTTCTGATGCATTGGGATAACGGCTCCCATCTGAACGTGGTCTATGGGGAAGATGCGGTGCGGAAAATTCCGGCGGTCATGACGGTCTGCTATGGAAAGACGGACGAGTGGTACAGCCGGGAGGAAGCGGAGCAGTTTTTCCAGCGGTCAATGGCGATGTCCGAGGGCAGTGAACAGGTCCGGTACACGAAGATTTATACGGAACTGAAAATGGGAAAAGAGTTCTGCACAGACGGGGAGGAATGGTAAATGGAACAGGATATTTTAAATCAGCTTTACTACGGAAAGATTGTGCCGTGGGAAAACCAGAATGATAAGACCCCGGAGATGGAGGCGCTCAGCGAACAGGCCCACCGGGATATCGAGAGCTTGGAAAAGCTGCTGGATGGCGAGGAAAAGAAAATCCTGGAACGTCTGCTGGATAACAGTGCGGAGCTGGAACGATGGCTGGTCTGCGAGGGATTTAAGGACGGTTTCCGGCTGGGGGTGCAGCTTACAGCCGCCGGACTGGAAGGGGGAAAACAGTTATAAAGTACACAATCCTCCAGGGGAATCTTTGTGTAGTATATACCCCGTAATTGACTTGCTCTTATCCTCTTTTAGAGCGAATATGTGTACACCGAAAGGGAAAACACACAAAACGGAGGAAAACCATGAACGAGAAAATCGCAAGACAAATCGAGGAAATGAAAAAGCAGACCATTGGGGTTGAGGTTGAGATGAACGGCATCACAAGGGAAAAGGCGGCAAGAACCGCAGCCACCTATTTTGGGACAGGACGGTATGAGAACACGGCAGGAAGGAACGGATACTGCACTTGGAGTGCATGGGACGCAGACGGGAGAGAATGGAAGTTCCAGAGGGATGTCAGCATCACAGGACCGGACAGCGAGAAATGCGAACTGGTGACGCCGATTCTAACCTACAGCGACATAGAAACCCTGCAGGAGCTGATCCGGCAGCTCAGACACGCAGGCGCAAAGAGTGACGCCTCCAGAGGATGTGGAGTCCACATCCACATCGGGGCAAAGGGGCACACACCGCAGACCTTACGGAACCTTGCCAACATCATGGCAAGCCATGAGAGCCTGATTGCAGACGCCCTGGACCTTGACCGGGGCAGGATGAGCCGCTACTGCCGCACGGTAGACCCCAGATTTTTGGAGCAGCTCAACCGCAGAAAGCCAAGCACCATGTCAGCACTTGCGGACATTTGGTATAAGAGCCACGATGCAAACTACGGCAGGAGCCACCACTACAATGACAGCCGCTACCATATGCTGAACCTCCATGCCACCTTTACCAAAGGAACGGTGGAATTCAGGCTTTTCCAATTCGATGAGCCGACCAGAGAGCGCAGGGGCGGACTTCACGCAGGACAGCTTAAGAGTTACATCCAGCTTTGCCTTGCACTGAGCCAGATGGCAAAGGAAGTGCGGACGGCAAGTCCCAGACCACAGCAAAATGAAAATCCCAAGTATGCCATGAGGACATGGCTCCTCCGGCTAGGCTTTATCGGGGACGAGTTCAAGACCGCAAGAGACATCCTGACCAGACGGCTTGCGGGAGATGCATCCTTTAGAAACGGGAGGGCAGCCGCTTGAAGGGACCGCAGGAGTTAGCCTCCTGCCACCTTACCTCCGACCGCTTCGGCGGTCTTAAGGTGGTAGAAGGGTAACCCCTTCGGAAAGGATGGATACCATTATGGAAAAAAGATACTACATTGCCTACGGAAGCAACTTAAACATTCGGCAGATGAAGATGCGCTGCCCCGGAGCCAGGATCATCGGGACCTCGGTGATTGAGGATTACCGGCTGCTGTTCAAGGGCAGCCGCAGCGGTTCCTACCTGACCATCGAGCCGAAGGAAGGCTCCAGCGTACCGGTGGTGGCATGGGAGGTAACAGAATCTGACGAAAAGGCGCTTGACCGGTACGAGGGCTTCCCCGCCTTTTACTACAAAAAGGAACTGGTGCTGCCTATCAAGGGCATCCGTTCCGGCAAGGTCAGGAGACGGAAGGTTTTTGTCTACATCATGCATGAGGACAGACCCTTTGGGCTTCCCAGCCACCATTACCTTTCCGTCTGCACAGAAGGATACCGGAGTTTTGGATTTGATGAGAAATACCTGAAATGGGCCTACATTGACAGCGGAACAGAGATAGCAGAAGCAGACGGAAATGGAGGGATGACCGATGAAGGATAACATGACGAGGATCAGGATATGCCCCCGGTGCGGCAGGAGCTACCATGAGGCTCCCGCCCTTTCTAGGGCAGATAATGAAACGCTTATCTGCCCGGACTGCGGTACCAGGGAGGCTTTGGAGAGCATCGGTGTGGATGAGAAAGAGCAGGAACTGATACTGGGTGCCATACACCGTTCCGGGCAGGTATAAAATACACAATTTCCTCCGCAGATGTTTGTGCAGCTTATGCTCTGAATTGACTTGATAATATGTGCTTTTAGAGCGAATATGTGTACACCGAAAGGGAAAACAAAGAAAAACGGAGGTACACACCATGAAAAATATTTACGCAATGCGAGAGGGATTTTGCCTGAGAGAGTACAACACAGCCATCACAAGGAGCGATTTTGAGGCGCTTTTTACAAAGACAAAGGAGCAGATCCGGTTTACCTTTAACGGCTGGGACGGCAAGAGCTACGACGGGGAAAGCCGGAGCGCCAGGGTTTACCGCACCAGCATGGAAGGCTTTGAGGAAGCCAGGTTCGTAAAGGTTGGGAAAGCCCTTTGCTACATCGATGAGGACAGCAGCGTCCTGGAAAAGGCTACCGGAGAGTTCCACAAGGAAGCGGAGTGGCTGGTGGATGTCCTGCGGGCAGAGTAAGGAAGATGACAAAGGAGGACAAGGATTGATGTACGAAACATATAAGGGATACGAGATCAGGGTAAGATGGAACGATGAAACATTTGGATTTGACTTCTCCGTGCGGGATAAAAATGGGGAGAAGATTGCCTGCAGCGAGGCATCCTACTTTTATGATAGCAATGCGCTGAAGGCGGCGAAAGAGGCCGTGGATAACAAGCTGGCAGGGCTTAGTCAGGAACAGCCTGGGGAGACGGAAGATGGACTGGTATAAGGTGTGGCTGGTGGCTTCCGGAACCGACGGGGATGCGGAAAGCGGACCCAGGGAGCCGATGTGGTGGAATGACATGGAGCAGGCACCGGACAGGGCGACCGCAATCAGACAGGCCAACGCAAAGGCCAGACGCCAATGGGAAGAACCGAATGAATATGCACCCGGTGTAGAGGCTCCATCGGGAAAAGAAATGGGGCTGGAATGCCCGGTCTGTACGGGTGCCGTGAAAGTGACTGAGGAAGAGTACCGGGCATGGAAAAAGGAACTGGAAGAGTTCACGGAGTTACCATTTGAATAAGAGATTTCCGAGTGCAGAAGCGTAAGGCTTCTGTATCTCGTAGCGATAGATGGACGGCTTGCCATAGGGCAGGCCCATTTTTATGCCATTTTTTAAGGAGGTGGAGGGCATTGCGGAAACTGAAACGATACAAACCGACCAGATTTAAGGCAAAGGACTCGGTGTACAGCAAAGAACTGGCGGATTATGCGGTCAGCTTTATCGAGTGCCTCTGCCATACGAAGGGTACCTGGGCGGGAAAGCCCTTTGAACTGATCGACTGGCAGGAGCAGATCATCCGTGACCTTTTTGGGACAATCAAGCCCAATGGTTACCGCCAGTTCAATACTGCGTACATCGAAATCCCGAAAAAGCAGGGAAAATCGGAGCTTGCCGCTGCGGTGGCCCTGCTCCTTTGCTGCGGGGATGGGGAGGAACGGGCCGAGGTGTACGGCTGTGCCGCCGACCGGCAGCAGGCCACCATCGTGTTCGATGTGGCGGCGGATATGGTGCGGATGTGCCCTGCCCTTTCCAAGCGGGTAAAGATCCTGGCTTCCCAGAAGCGGATCATTTACACGCCGACCAATTCTTTCTACCAGGTGCTTTCTGCGGAGGCGTACTCCAAGCACGGGTTCAACATCCA